TCATACCTCCTGTAATTTGATTAGGATCACCAGATACGACTGCAGGTAAAGCTCCAGAAACATAACCTTGATTAAAATCTTGATCTGTAAAAAATTCACCTAGACCTAATTCACTTTGTCCTAGTTGAAAAGCTTCATCAGCTTTAAAATCTCCTCGAGCAACAGAAGGTCCCATTAACTTGGACATAGCATATGGACCTGACATAGCAAGTGACATAGGCAAAGAAAATAGGGATCTAATAATACCTGGTCCCGCTGCACCACCGAAACCTGAAACTGTTTTACCAGCTAATAATTTAGCTGCTGTGGGTCCTGTGTATTTTGTTCCGAGTTTACTTGCAAGATCCATTCCTTTTGTCGCTTGTTTAGGTGTTTGAATAACCTCTGTTCCAAATCTTGTTCCACCTAGATTTTTTAAACTTTCAAAAAAAGTTTTTCCGGGAATAGCTCCGCTTGGTAATCTTAAGTTTGACATTGATGATACCACTGGAATGGTTTTACCATACAAAGAAGCAACACCAAGATTTGGAGTTGTAAAAGTTTTTGGTCCCCTTTGAAATAGATCTGCTAGTCTTGTTCTGAAACCACCAGTAGGATTACCTGCTTTAAATCCTTGTTGTTTTATCTGTTCAGCAAAGGGTGTTCCTGTATATGTTAATTGCACTGCCATTATCTTCTACCATCCGGTTGTATATCTAATCTAAACGTTCCAAGTTTCCATTCTTGACTTGTACTTGTGTTCTCTATTTTTAGAGCAATCGCTCTAGCTCTTGCTCTAGTATCTACCTTACTCGTTGATGAAGTAACAGTAAAGGGGCCAAGTGATGAACTAGCTGCTGTATTATTAGAGTAATTTCTTAAATTTAATGTAACTTGTGTGTTACCTGTTTGTGAAATAAAGTCTGGTATAAATCTTCTAATCTTCATAATGAACTCTCCATCACCTCTAAGCTCTGCTACGGGTCCAGTGCCTCTTGATATTTTTTGTGTAATATCAAAATCACCAGATATAATATTAGCTTGAATAGCTGTTACTGTTCCACCCTTAACTTGATCGGTCCCTGTTTCGTGTTGATAATATGTTGATGTGCCATCTGTGTTTCCTTGAACATAGGTCGCTGAACTAGAACCTTCAACACCATCAGCATCATATTCTAAAGCGTGTGGTTTACCAAAGACTGCTGAATCTTGCCAAGCTGTTCTTGCTAATGTTCCAATCGTCCACACAGGTCTTTGTGGTGTAGAATCAAAATAATTATAACAAACCATTCTATTAACTACAGATGAAGATGATGTTGGGTAGAACCACATAATCTCACCAAACAAGTTATTAAGTCCTGCTGTGATCATTTGATTACCTGAGTCTAGATTAATATCGTCGTACACATGGTCTTCGACTAAACATGGTAAAGACTCGAGCGAACCTGCATATTTAAAGAAACCATTTTCAGATAACCAGTAAGCTGCACCATCAACTTCAACGACTGCATTCTTACCTGCTAATCCACAGTTAGTGCCAGCTTGTTCAAAAGCAAAAGTAAATGGTTGACCTACAAAACGCATTGTAAATAAAGCTGTATCTGTGTAAACGTAAATTGCATTTCTACCTCTAATAGCTCCCATAATTCTTGATCCGTCAGCTAATCTTTGTGTACCAGCTGTATTGGTCGCTGTAGGTGTATAAGTATTAATATCTTCTTGATCAGAGAATCTTACAAACATATCATCTTGTGTAGTCTTCGTACCAATTGTAGTTTCTGTGCCAAAGAATACTAAGTGTCGATCCGGTGTAGATACTAGCATGTGTCTTGATGCTGTAGGTGCACCTGTAATAATAGAAGCTCTTGTTGATGTGGCTGCTGTGGCAGATGAATCCCATTCAAAGACTTCACCGTTACAGATTAAACAAATTGCTTTATCACCAAAGTTATCTAGTGACCAAAATCCTGGTTCAATAACTAAGTCACCTGATGCGGCTTCACCCCATGCTACGAAGTTTGTTGAACTTGTAACCGTTGCTCCACCTGAGTGTGATGCGGCTGTAGTATTTCTCACACCTCGTGTTACTCCAGATAATGTATTAGATGTAATACCTGTGTAAGATATTTCTTCTGTGCCTATTTGTATAAAATTTGTACCAGAAGATGGAAACTGTGATGCGTCTGTTAATGTAATGCTTGTTGCAGAATCTGTAATACCTGAAGCTAGAGTTGTAGTAAATGCTCCCACTTCTTGTCCACCCCAAGTTCCAAGTGACCAACCAAAACCTTGTGCTTGTACATCTGGACCCACATGATAATAATGTTTAACTCTAATACCACCTGACTCAGAAGCCCCGGACCCCGATTCATTAGACGGCATTGTAATAGTAATAGTGTTTGAAGCAGGAACCGTTGTAACCATAAATCTTATATCGTCAAAATTAGCTGCTGCAAAATCTGAATCTGTGATCGTTGAAAAATTATCTAATAGAACTATGTCTCCTGCTTGAATACCATGATCACCTGAAAAGTTTATGGTAACTTCAGCTGATCCATTAGTTGTACTAAATGCGTTTGTAAGTGTTGTTGTGGATTTGATAGGGTGGATGTCATAAAACACACCACCTGAATAAGCGTATAAAATTCTATTTGTTCCTATGATAGAAAATTTTTGACCAGAACTATTAGTAAATTGATGTAAACCTCTAGCTGCACCTGTTACATTATCTGCTCCTAACTGTTTCCAACCACCTATCTTTTCAGGTGTTTGATATCTAAAACGAACATTATCACAGTCGACCCACTGAGCCTCTCCGCCTGTAGCAGTGACCTGTTTATTAATTCCTGGTAAAAAAGATACCTTCTGTAACATAGATCTCCAGATTATATTAGATTGCGTTGATGTTCAACGTTATTTGACTATTCCTAGCATAGGTCTTT